GCTTGAGACCCCCCACCACCCTGTACAACTGAGACATACATGTCTCATTGGTGACATTTATGTCACACTGTGGTAAACGTGCCTAAGAGTGATAACCCCTTGAGTGATAGCATGCTATGACTATTTATCAAGGCTTGTTAGAGGTGCTAATGCGTGTGCTGGGTAGCATGCATGACCTCTGTTTGTGCTTGATTCTACTACTCTGTACTACTAGTAGCCCTTATCTCAGATAGTAGGCTGTTATAGATTGCACCTATGTTGTCACCATGATAGCACATGTTGTAAGCCAATCGCTTTATCTTAGCATTGACTGCTACAACAGAGCACTCAACGGGAGTTTCCATTGCGAGTGGTACAGAGTAGGGCCTGCTATGGTAGCGCTCTATACATGTAGCTGTATCACATGTGACTAGGACTATGTAGTCTACCTTATCTATGATGGTGTTATATGCAAGGCTATAGGGGCAACACTCTATGAAGCTATCAGGCAGGCCATATACAGCGCGCTTGAATCGCTTACGTGCCAGCGTCTCTCCCTCTGCTGTACCGTTGCTGTATAGCTCCCTCATGGTGTCTATGCCTATATGGGCCATGTTGATATGGGCCTCCTCAGATAGGCGCCTTATAAGGGCCTCTATTAGGGTTGATTTACCGCTTGCTATATTGCCCGTTATGAGTATGCGCATTAGCTCTTGTTATCTCCTTTACTATAAGTAGCTGTTATTTCCGTCGTATAGTCGAATATGACGGCATCTATAGTTTCTTTATCCTCATCAATATAAGCGTCTATTAATGTTGTTAGCATATTGTATAAAATTACATTATAATGCTTAAGGCGTTTTATTGTTTCTTCACTATTTTCCAATTCAATACCCCTTTTGCACAAAATTTAAATATTCCTCTTCTGAAATCCTTATTGCCCTATCACCAATTTTAATTGTTTTTAACTCGCCATTGCTGCATAAATATCGTACATGCCGATCTGAACAAGAAAGACGTTCAGCGACTTCTGAATAAGTCAGTAAATTGCCTTTTACGTTTTCTTCTTGCTCTGTAAGTTTTTCTTTATATTGGGTGTCGAATTCCTCAAGCGTAATTATAGTTTTTTTTAACTGCCTAATGAGATTTGGTAAATTCATTGTTTATTGCTCTTATTGTTTGGTTTTTATTGTTACAATTTTCAATCTTCTTCAAATGGGTCTGGTTGAGAATCTTTAATTTCCTTACCCTGCTTTTCAGATTTGGCCGTTTGCCCCGTTTTTTCCAATGCCGTAAAATAGTTATGGCATCTAGGGCATAAACTCAATAAATTGCATTCGTCGTCGTTTAGCTCAAAATTAAGTCTTACAGATTCTATATGGTGCACCTGTAAACCTCTTACGCTGTAGACGTCAACACATTTTAAGAAAATGCATCTTTGGCAAATCCCAAATTTAGCGCGATAACCTAAAGAGATATTTGTCCATTTTTGGCTTGAGTGAAACTCCTTAATTCTTGACTTTTTCACTTTCTGCTTTGCTTTTGGCGCTTTTACTCGTTTAGCTTTTGGCGGCAATTTAGGCATTGTATATTCCTATGTTTAAAACTGCTTTTATATATTGCTCTGTATTTATGTCGTAAACAAAACGCTCTGCCTCTTCAAACCAGAATTTTGAAATCACGAAATCTTCGCCGTCTAGCACAATTGTTTTGACTAGAAAGCACGTTAATTCGCCAGCCTTCCAAGAATCAGGAATATTCATCAGTATTTCTTTAAACCTTCGTGGAAGTGTTCAACGTCTCCTATAATATTTGTAAGCTGAGTATAAAAAGCTATGTAGTTTAAATTATACGCCCTGATTTTAAGACCATCAGACATATAAAAATCTGTACATTCGCCAGCTGTACGAATATTCAAAACATGCTTTAGATTTAGCATATTTTGTTCGCCGTTTTCGTCATTATATTCTATGAATTTCATTCGTTTTCATCCTCGTTTTCTTCAGGATCAATTTTGCTTCTAATCTTTTCGAGCTTATTACAAAACTTATCCAGCTGGTGTGCTGTCAATGCTCTTGTTGCTAGCTCTGTAACTGCTTCGCTTAAAATATTTATTTCCTTTGCCAGAATCATTACAAAATCTTCAACCTCTAAATCTGGCATTTCGTTTTCTTCTTCAATCATCGTTTACCCTTTATTTATTATTTTTTGCATGGCACATTATAGAAATTTGGTAATTTACTAAAAACTGCATGGCACTTTATAGACATTCTGTAATTATCTGAAAACTGCATGGCACTTTATAGTTCCTTGAGCTTTTGAATATCTTTGTAAAACCCCTTCAATAGGCTGTAACAGAAAATTGCCCCGTGTTCACCGCAAAAGTGAAAGGGCACATTGTACCGCTGCTGGAAAGCTCCAAGAGTTGCAATAGCTGCGGCGTTTGACATCTTTGATTTGTATTGACCTTTTACAATTCTGCTGTATTCGCCCTCAACAATGACAGCCCGCTTTTTATAGCCCTGCATTCTGTGCAATTCTTTTTCAAACCTTTCGCGATCTCTGCTTATTGAAGCCATTAAATCAGGTAAGCTTTTACGTTCAATAGTGATAAAGCGTTCAAGTCCTTTGATTGTATAATCACCTGTTGGAAGTGTTGCGCTCTCTGTCACTCCTGTATGAAATTCAAATGGCGTTTGCTCTCTTGTATCAATAAGTATTATCATTGTCAGCGCCCTTGTTTTGGCTTAGTCGTACAGCTTCCATTAGTTCTAAATCTTCATAGATAACACGTTCAATATTTCGTCTATTTTCTGGTGTATCTTCAAGCTTTTGTTCTGCTAATATTTGGTTAATGAAATGTTCTAAAATTTCTTTATGCATTGACTATCTCATAATTTTCGTTTCTGCTGTTTAGGGCATCGGATAATTGCCGTAAAAGTGAGTTAGTTTCGATCACGTCAAGACCCTTTGGCATGTAGTCAGCCGCCTTTTTTCTTACTGTCCTTGTCACCCATTCTTTTTCATGCTTGTGATTATGCCTATCACCGTTTGAACAAATACAGGCAACGGAAATAACATCAGATTGAGCTTTCAATATTTTCGCGCAATATTTAAAAGCCTTTGCTGGGTTGGAATAATCCACCAGCCACCTGTTTTGGTTATCGTCCAAAGTAACAGCCAAAAGCCAGCCAGAAGAATTGCACAAACTACAGTAGTCCGTGCTAGAGGCAATTAGTTTGTCTTTGTATGATCTTATAAGCGAACTACTCGAAAACTTCACGAAAGGGCCGTTTCTGGCCTCTAGAACGCGTATTGAGAGGTCGAGCGCTTGCTCATCTAGTCCAAAATCAGTTTTTAAAGCATTTTCGAGAACTTTTATATCATTTCGGCCCGCTGGTATCCCCAACGCTTCAATTCTTTCGACAAATGAATTTTTCATTGTTAATTCTCCCAAATCATCGAGGGGTGTTTTTCGTCCCGCTCACTAAAAGCCAGCCTGTCAGCTCTTGAATTTTTGCCCTTGTTGAAAGCGTCAACCCGTAAAAGCCAATCGGTTTTGTATTGGCAGTCCTCCAACCATCGAACAGGCGTTTTTGTGTAGTTCCGATCATTGCAGCGATTGACGTAATAAATAAAATCCTTTAGCGACTGCATGACTTTTGCTTCGCTAGATAATGCAACCGCCTCATAAAGCGCATGCTGAATACCTCGATACTCAACCCTTGGATTGAACGATTTTACGTTTTGATAAAGCTCCATAAATTGCTTTATGCATTCGCCAGCTTTTGGCTTTATATTATCGTTCGGGTCTGCACACATATCCGCTGGCGCATTATCGTTATAGGTTTGATTCTTTTCATTCTCTTCATTCTTGTTAGTGTCCGTTTGCTGTCCGTTTGGTGTACTATCCGCTGTACTACTCGCTGTATCGTCATCCTGATATACTTCATAGTTAACTATTGATATTAAAGAGGTTACATTGTTTTTGTGCTGTACTATCTGCTGTGCCGTTTCAAGTTCATTTAAGAAACGCCGCACTTTTCCCCTAGACCATCGCCAACGGCCAGAAAGGGCTACTTGTGAATAGCCAACCTGACCCCTAGAAATAGTCAAAAGAACCCCCCTTAATCTAAAAGAATTAACCTTATGATTTGCAAGCAAAATTAAGTCAACCCACGCCTGCCCACGCGTGAAGGTCTCCGAAAGCCAAAGAGGATTCTCCTGTAGCTTTCTATGAATTTTTGACCATCCAGAAGACATTCCTAAAAGTCCAAATCTGCGAGCCCGTCAGCTGGGGGCATTTCAGGCGGTTGAAAAGTCTGCTGGGCACGTTGCGGCTCTTTCATATATTGCGGCGGCGTCATATCCGTACCCTGTGCTGGTGGTTTCCAAGTATCCAAGGCCGCGTATAAACTGCCACTTTGAGCCCTTTTAATATCAATACTTACATAGCCGTTTTCATTCTGATTCTCTTTACAGAATTGAACAAATCTGTCAGCCTGTATGTTTAGCTTACAGAGAATAAATTCTGGTACAGCGTCCTTGATATAAAGCCCGTCTACAAATTTTACTTCACTCATTTTTCCAGCCCCTCAATTAATGTTTTTATATATGTCCTGCAATGGTCAACGCGTTCCATAATTTCGTCTATTACCTCTGGATCATATTTAACGTCAAATTGCTTAATTCTCAGTTCAGGTTTCACCGTGCCGTAAAACATTTGTTCTTGAATCTCAACAATCGTTTTTTCAATTGGTAAGTTTCGTTTATAAGCCAGCCTTGAAGCTTCTTTTTTCACCAGCTCCCAAGGCGCCGACATTAGGCAATAAACAAGCTTTGAATTGAAACAGTTGGTTAAATGCATATAGCCCTGAAGTTGATAAAAGTAGCCCCGCTCTTTTACGCCATAATCGAAAAGGGGAAACGTGAAAGCGTCCCATGAATTTTTCATATCAATTATTAAATCATCGCTGACTATATCGGGAGTTCCCGTCAAGAATTCATTTTCAAAATACTGTTCATTTTTGCCGTAATCCGTCAACATTTGAGTATTCAAAAATTCAATTGAAGCATCTTCACACATATTGCCCTTATCTAGATACTTTGATTCAATCGCCTTGCGCCTATCATAGAGCTTTTCTTTAAGCCAGTTTTGGCAAGCCGTTTTTGCTCCCGCTGGTAATTCTGGCCAGTCCTTAGCCATTTGGAGTTTTTGGAGTTCAGCCGCCATATTTTCAGTCATTGGCTTTAAACCAGTTTCTTGAAAATTGTGTTCCCTTTTCCGTAACTCATAAAGCTTTTTTTCCTGCGGGGCTGTCAAACCCATTGTACCAGCCATATACAAACCAATTGCAGAACACCGCATTTTGAAATCATCGGCTTTTATCACTGTAAGCGCTCCCGATTTTCCTTGTATGCTTTTTCAATCTCTGGGATTGCCTTAAAGCCAAGCTCTAAAGCCCTCTGGTACTTAGAAGTTAAAATTGCCAAAGTCGCGCAAGTTCCCAAGACCTTAATAATTTTTTCCTTGGTAATTATCGGGGCGTCTTCTTTTGGCTCTTCTGGGCCTTGTTCGCCGCCGTCCGTTTCCCTACTGTCATCTATTAAAAACATTCCATTAAGCGCAAGCTTTCGGGCATAGCTGGAACACATAGCGGTAATTTGCGGGCCATTCATGCCCTTATTTACGTCTGGCTCTCTGGCGTATCCATAAGTAATGCAATATCTCAAGTCGCCACCTTTAGAACTTTCTAAGCGTTGAAAATGAGCTGTAGCTTTAACATAAAAACGGCCTCCAATTTCAATAATTTCGTCTGATAAATTAAGGAAACAATCGTGCTTTTTAAGGAGCGGTTTTACTGCCTCTAAAATGTCCTCTGTGCTCCTATACTCATAATTACCAAAGTTATTTTTCTGGTCTTTTGGAGCTTTTAAAGCATGTTGAATTTCGACTAATTCAGTCATAGTTCACCCTTTGTGATTTTTTTAATTCTGGTTTAATAATTTCGTAGCCTTGACGTGGGCGCGGGAATGCAATACATTGACGTATTGTTTATTATTGACCTTGGCCTTCTACGTCTTGGTTGGTTTTATTGTTCGCGCCTCTTCTTCGGGAGAGGCGTTTTTTTTGGGTGTAATTCTTGGGGCAATACCACCAGCCCTAAAGAATTCCCGCAACTCTCCAAAAGTCATAAGTTCTGGATCTTTCGCGTTTCTATCCATGCGAGAACCTCCGACCTATCAAATTTCCATAGACTGCCAAATTTATAGGCGGGTATTTTTTTATGCCGTGCCCATAATTTTATAGTTGCTTCCTTAACCCCGATTAGGTTAGAAATATCTTCAACCAATATCATTTCAAATTTTGACATTCTTACTCCCTTTTTTGCTTAGTTTACTGAACTAGTTTTGAACGTTCTGAACTAGTTCTGAACATGGAATAAGAATAGATCTATATAAAATGATATTCAATACCTTTTTTTGAGATTTATTGGGGTTTTTTTGGGTTTATGCCTGAATTAATACTGAAATAGGAGTGCACCATTTCAGCACACAATCAAGTTTTTAGTGTAATAAAGTTGTGATTATGAGTATAAATCTTTGTTTCTTAGTGTATTTTAGAGTATTGTAGTGTTAAGGAGCAAGAACCGCACTATAATACAAATGTGTGATAGTTGAGATTAAGAACTGTGTTAAGCATACAACTAAGAAAGGTGGAAAATGTCGTTAACAAAACAAATAAAAATAGACCATAAAATACTGGCCGCTCTAAATAAGTTTAAAGCCGCTGAAGATATACCGAGCAATTACGGTTTAGCCAAAAAATTAGAAGTTTCAGCCGCAACCATTTCCTCATGGTATAACAAAGGCAACGCGTCAATTGCTGGAAGTACATGGGGCAGAATCAAAGATATGATTGAACCGCATATAGATCATACAGTAAGAGAAAATGACGCCGTGCTAGCTATTCTCGATAAATTTGAAGGCGAAGAAAGCAAAGAATTTGTTGTCTTTGAGCTAGCCAAAACAATCGCCAAACTACGTGAAATAGTACCGCCGCATATAGAATCTTTAAGCGGAAAAAAGAGGGACTTCATAATATTAGCATTTAAAAATATTTCTAACGCAATAGAGGGATAAAAGATATGGGAAACGATAAAATAAATAAAGGTGGACGACCAAACAAAGTTGTGATTAAACAGCAAGGCAAAATGTGGACAATCCGTTTTACAAAAAACGACGGTACTAGAGTACGCAAAAGCTGCAAGACAAAAGACGAGCAAATTGCAATAGGACTGGCTAAACAAATTGAATGGCTTTTAGTAAATCCAAAATGTTCAGTAACGGCGAAAGCTTACGAATTATTCTTTGGAGATTTGCCCGAAATACCATCAACTGAAGAAGACCTGCAAACAGTAGAACATATAAAAGATGATTCAAATAAAAGCTTTGTCATTCAAACATTAATGCGCGAGGTTTCCGCACTAAAAGCACAGTTAAAAATTGCGCTACCATTTGAGGCAATGTACAAAGCATTTGCCAAAACGCGCGAGGGCAGAGTAATAATGGCTGCTGATTCATTGCCAACCATTGGCGAAGCCCTAAAAGAATACGCCGCAACAATTCAACATGTTGTTAGACCGAATTCATATGTAAGACCAATAAAGAAATTCTTTAAAGACCACCTAGATAAAAAACTAGACGAAATCAAGCCAATTGAAATTCAACATTTCCTGACTGAAAATTGCGCTTCAAGCTCTCAAAGGTGGCATGCTAAAAGAAAATATTTCATACAATTCTATAACCGCATGTCTTCACTATATGATTTTGAAAGCCCTATGCCTGACGTAATGGATAAAAAGCCAGAACATAAAACAGACATCCAGTACCATACTATAAAAGAAGTAAACAAGTTTCTTAAAACACTAGAAAATGATTATGATAAAGCCTTGTTTTCTACACTCTTTTTTGCTGGTACATCAGCCTCAGAATTACGCGGGTTAAAACTGACAGATTATTTTGAAATCAACGGTCAATGGGTTTTAAGAGTTAGCCCAAACGATTTTCGATCAATAAAAGCCGCAAGGCGCCGCCGTAATATAAATGTTGGTGCACGTCTCAAGAAAGCTTTAGATACCTATTTAAAAGGCCATAAAGGGGGCTCTGCCTTGTTTCCCTGCCTTGTTGCATCGCGTGACCATTGGCTAACGGGCGCTTTCACTAGGTACACCCAAAAACGATTTAGCGAAGGCATGAACTGTTTGAGTACTCGCAGAACTTTCGGGAGTCTGTTAATCAGACAAGGCGTATCGGGTACGCGAGTTGCGGCGGCAATGGGAAACAGCCTGCGAATGGTTGACAAGCATTACGGGCGCATAAAGTCGCAAGAGGTCAAAGCCCTCGACATTTAAACTAAAATAAAACTTATTAAACCAACGGCTCAAACCTGAAAAGTTTGGGCCGATTTTTTATACACGAAACAAAAGGAAAAAAATGGAAAATCTAAAGGCAAAAAGAACAGTGTATATTGCACAAGAAACAGAATACAGACAAATTTCTGAACGCATAGCTAGACAGGCTCTTGCTGATTTTCATAAAGAATATTGCTGTTCAGAAGATACCGTTTTATTATACAGAGGTGAAGATATTTTTCCTGAAGATGATTATCAAGACTGGGGCGTCATCTACAAAAATAAACATACAGGGCATTATACCTTTGGCATAAAATTTGTAGATGTAAGAGTATCACCGAGAATTAAAATTGAATGGAATTATGAAAATACAGGCAAAAGAAAAGACTGGTTGTATAGATGCCAAATTAATGACAACAATAAAAAAATTGACATAACCCCCGAAAATACAAAAGAACTAAGCTGTGAACTTTATGACTATATAGCCCCCCATTTTGCGCCCGCTTTATTTGACGCCTAACCTCTGGAGTGTTTAAGCGCTGGACATCTAAAAAAACATAGATATAATAATTACAGTTATAATTCAGAAAGCCCTTGAAATACAAGGGCTTTTTTTTGTATCTAAAAGGAACAATAAACAATGAAAAAATCCGATATATCAAGCGACCGCGAATTAATAGAAGTCCTTGCCAAAGTCCATGAACTAACCCCGTCACACTTTTCAAAAATCATAATGAGATTTGGATTGATAACACTTTTTGAAGACTTACAAATGTATGGAAGTGTAGAAGCCTACAATGAATATTTGTGGAAGCTGGCAAGAGATATGAAAGGTTGTACAGGCAACTTTCCAGCCAGCATATATGACGAGTTAATAGAGGCCCTAGAAAAGCCCTCTAAGGCAATTGAAGAGGGAAAGCCGACACTTACCCCCAAAGAAATTACAACACGCTCCAAGGCCCGCAAAGCAAGAACAAAATATTATCATAAAAACAAAGAAAGAATCAATAAAGAACAGCAAGCAAAGTATCTGGCAAACCTAGAAAAAAAGCGCGCATACAGCCGCCAATATTATGCCGAAAATAAAGAGCAAATAAACAAGACTCAAAGGGCCAGAAGAAGGGCAGAGAAAGACAATGATTAACCAGTCTGAAGAAGAAGTACAAAAGGCCGTCAAGGAACAAAATGAATTGCTCCCGCCGCTCTTATTGCTTAACATGAGAATCTGGTTAAGTGAAGCCGCTTTATTTAAATCAAATGGCCTAACACACCTTAGAAAATGCATCAATGAAACGCGGTATGGAACTAGAACTTTTTGTCTTTATATAGCCGTTTCAGTCGTCTCCTATTTTGCAACCACCCCCGAAAACTTTAACTTAATTTATGGCTTTGTTTCTTGCGTTTTTTGGATTGATGTTTTAATGACTGCGTACAGGAGAAATAAGCGTAAAAAGGCCCAAAGAAAACTAGAGCAAAAACTACAAAAAGACATGCTAGAAATCAATGCAGAATTAAAGGTATATAACGACAAGATAAAGAGCTGGGGGGGCACACAATGCGACAAGTAAAAATGGATATTAAGACCTTTCACGAATCCAATTTTCAACGAGCATTTTATAAAAATGACCGTATAATAACGATTCAAGTAAATGACCTTTATTTCACAAAAACAGCGTCAAATATTTACGCTCTTGGGGCATCGGATAAAGTTTTAGTTGATGTAGATTCGGTCTGTACTTGCCCGTCAAGATATATAGGCTAAAAACCATTTTCCCGACATCAGCAAAATGGTCTAAAAACACTGACAAAACCCCCCAAAACAGTGACACTACTGTGCTTAGATTGCAGACTGCCAGTCTGCATTCTCAACAATGCTTTTACTAGTCTCCTACAATGCAAAAAGCCATAAGTCGCAATGACTTATGGCTCTTTTCGATTTCTCTTGTGTCAAGAAATATTTATATAGGTGACAGAATTGTACTGACAAAACCTCCCTATTTAATGACAAAACCCCTATTCAGGAAATGCTCTTTTTTAATCGTTTCGTGTCTGTGTCTGGTAACGATTAGTTTTATGTTTTCTAGCATTTTGTCATACTCAGTTTTTTGTGTTTGTTTCTTCCCTTGTGTTTGCTCTTTTTTTACTGCTATCATAATATACGCCCTCGTTTTTATTCTTACAGTAAAGCTAGGTAGGGGTCATTTTTTGCCCCTGCCTTTTTATATGTTTCTTTTTTCTTTTGACGTCAATCATTTCAGGAGATTTTTGGAGTGCTAAACACTCTTCTTTAAAGGGTGCACGTATTGCGTTTTCGTGAGACCATTGAAGGCCCAATTCAAATAAGGATTTGCTCATTTTAATTTACCGTTCAGAACTCTAAGGCATTCGACAAGTTCACCAGTCTTATTTAAAAAATTTATCGCTTGCTCTGTCTGTCTTGCTTCGCTTTCTGAAAAATCTGTATCGAGGCTAAATAAAGTCTTACTCTCGCCGCCTTCCCTTTTGCTGCCCATAGCTTTATCAAAGAGCATTAATTCGCCAACTAAATCTATGAGACTGGCGCGACTCATCATTAGAGCGCCCGTCCTTATTTGCGAATGATTTTCGTCTTCCCTTGAAACCATTTTCTAACCCCTTATTAGATGTAAAAATTTATTGTTCTTTTTTTCTTAAAATTGTTCTATCATATGGTTCAACGTTCCAATGATTTCTTTATGATTTTTTAACCCTGCTAATCTTATACAAAGCTCGCTAATATCTGGCCGTATATCTGAAAGGTCAACTGTATAGTCTTTGAGTAACAAGTTGTTTTCGGTAGCCCATTCAAAAATAATTTCCCTTATTCTTTTTGACGGCTTTCTATGGCCTGCGATTATCGCAGAAATATACTGCTGAGTACAATCAAAACGGTCTGCAATTATTTCTTGTCTAATGCCTTTTAGCTCCTGCAAATCTGAAAGGAGCCGCGCAAAGCTTATGCCTTCAAACATCATATGTTTTAACCCCCTATTTTAGTATAATTTGAAGTAAAGTGGTATTTCCTAGTATAGACATATACTGAATGTTTTTTGTTTTTAAAATCGGTTTTACATAAAAATAAAAGGTTTTTTTCGTCACTACAAAATGCAATATTGTCTAGTGTGATAATTCTAAGTTAATTTAAGCTTAATTTACATTGTTTATAAAGGATATGGTATTTTTACAACATAATGCAGAACTATTACAAAAAGGGCTGGCCGCGCTCGCTTATTCTCTTTTACTTGCTGACACTGTGAAAGGGCTTAACACAGTAAAGGCCAGCAAAGAAAATAAGACAAGGGCAGGAGAACGGCCAGCCGTATCTTTATTTGTCTTGCTTGCTGTCTAACTTGTCATAGATTTTGGTGAAATTCTTTTCATTCTTTTTGTCTTTCTCTTTTATCAATTCTTTGATTTCTTCAAGGCTTTTGTCTATTCCTTCAAGGCCCTTTTCTGTTGACATGTTCGAGAGTTCAATTTCTCGCACTGTGTCTTTTGTTGGCTGAATTCTGGTTTCAATTTCTTCAATCATGTCTGATTTATCCGCTTTAGCTTTTAACCTCATGTGATAACTAAACGCCGCCATTATTAACACCGTCAAGAGACTAACTAAACTACTCTCGCTTAACATCAGTTTTCCCCCTTACATAAAAGTTAGATTTGTTTATGTGCTCTAATACTTTCGGGTCAACTGTGGCAAATTCGTTTTTGCCTACTTTTGTAATCCAACCAAAACCCCGCAACGCATAATAAACTTTGTTTGATGTATACCAGCTTTCACCAAGTAAACGCATAAACTCATATAAAGCCCTGTCAGCGTCCTTTGTGGACATTTCCTGCTGGGCATCGTTTCTGAGCCAGTCGTGGACTACATAGCCTATACAGGCCCGCCCAATGCGATTTATGGTTACACGCGCCAGCGCTGGAATGCTGGCGAAGTCTGTAACAAAGCCAGAACGTATTTTGAACCTTTGACCGTCTACAGAAAATTCAATTTCTGAAAGTGTAATCCAATTAACGCCGTCCCATTTGCCGTCGAGCCAATATTGCTCAACGACAAAAAATTTGGGGGGCGTTAAAAGTTCAACAATCATTATGTAAAAGTCTCAACTGACATTTGCGAATATAAAACTTCAAAGTTGTTGGCTGACTGGCCTTCAAATTCAATAAATATTTCGCCGTTTGCTGTTAACGGCAAAGGGACATAAATAACAAAAGAAATAGGCTGGCTAACTCCTAGACCATCCACCGAAATCGGGGCAACTATAACGCCCGCAACGCTGTGACTTATGCGCATAGATAAAGACTGATTATTACTAAAACCGCCTACAATTGTGGCTGAAATTCTAAAGCCTTCAATGGGGTTAGCTCGAATATTTGACAAAGTGATTTGATTGTTCAAAACGTCTGGCACTAATTTTGCTGGGGACGTAAAGCCATTTACACCACCAACGGCAAAGCCTGTAAATTTTGTCCAACTTGTAGAAACTGCGTAAGTCGTTGGGGTTTCATTCATCATTGTTGCCGCTGCTGTTAATGACGAGCTGACTACTTCCCATGTATTATTATTTGTATTCGCTAAAAGTTCCAGCCTGCTATTTTTCAAGGGAAATGGCAACTCCCCTGTAAATCCATTTATATTTGCGTTTGCAATAATCACTGAGTTGTCACCAGCAAAACAACGCTTTATAAAAAGCGTCCCGCCGTTGGCTAGGGCTGGCAAATTTATTGTTTGATTGTTCAAACTTGGATCAGCACAAACAAAGTCCCCAATTGCTGGATTAATAACCGCGTCTGTGTTATTTGGTTGGGGTACAAAATCGGTATTGGCTTCTGCGACAATTTGCCATTTTGTATTCGCTAAATCGTAGATCATTGGGTATACGGTATTATATAACATTTTGACGTCTGCATTATAAGGCAAATCAATATTTCCTACGCCGCTTGTAATCGTTACGGCGCGCCCTACATCAACCCGCGTTAAATAAACGAGGTTTGAACCGTTATAAACTATAGTGTCAAGGTCATCCGCTGGCGCAGAAGCTTGAGTGTCTATTCTGGTCAATGCCTGAGTAGGTGTAATCACTCCCGCGTTTATGGCTTGCGTTGCCATAGCGGTATAGTCAATGCCGTTTAGGTTTATAGCTTTCCAAACGCCTTGAAAATCTATATCCTCTGTAACGCCTAACTCATTTATATTTGTTGGGGTCATTACCCAATCAGCCGCGCTTGAAATCCCGCCCGCAATATAGACGTTACCCGCTGTGGTATCTACATAAATAGAACCCTCATAAGTTGCGGTAATTGTTGGTATTCCAGCATCTTTAAAAAAATATTGTCTAGCCATTTTATTCTCTCCTTTGGCCCTTAACTAAGAGCAATCTTTTTTTCATTTCTTTTTGACCCATTGCGGCTTTTGCTTTGCACTTCTTTCGGCTTCAATCCAAAAATTTTGCTTTATGCTTTCCTCAATTGTCAGTAAGTCTTTTTCGTCCCTTGAAGAGTCAAAGCCACACTCAAATAAACACGGTTCAAGGTGCCAGCTTACGAGTCTTGCCGTCGCTCTTTCCTTGAAATTATTCATGGTGTTACTGTCAGTAGTGCAAAGCGCGCACATCTCTTTATTAACTTTTGAATTAAAGCGTGGGCACATCCATTGTTTAGCTTCTTGCTGCATTGCTTTGTTGCCTGTAGATTTCATGTAATCAACGACGCCCTGAAAGTCTTTTTTATTGAATAACTGAAAAACTTTTTCTGCTGTTTTCCATAGGTCATTTTCAATATCTTGTGGCGCGCTTCTATGCAGCTTTTGTTCAATGACGTCTTTGGCTTTTTCCCATGCATCTTTTTGAGGAATTCCAAGAAATTTGGCAACGGCTTTTATATGCTTCTGCGGATCTTTTAGCATGTCCGAATGTTGGCAAAACAGCACTGGGATTTCTGGATTTTCCACAAAAAACAAAGCTGCTTGAGCGGTTACACTTATATACATTTTTGGCGAGTGATTTTTTTGCTCGACGCCTTCTATGTCTGGATTGCCTAAAAGCCCTTCTAAATTTTCTTGACTTTTTGCGACTTCTCTAGGGTGTCGAACCATGTATATTATCTTTGAAAAAAAACGTGGGTCTGAAGGCAGTAAACCTTGTGAAACGATTTTCATACATTTTGAAATTTTATCGTTTAAAAAACCGTCAAGCTCTTCACGCCATTTGCGGTTCCATTGGATACCTAGAACGGCAAAACGCCCATCTTCATAGAAGCCTTTCGGATTCATGATTTTAGCTTTTTCTTTTCGCTTTTCGATTTCTGTTTTTCGGTTTGCCCTTTTCTTTTTATTGTCTTCTGTATTGTATAGATATTTCATACAGGCGCCCGCCTTAGTTTCTTCAAACTCTGGCTCTTTTTTGGGCTCTGGCTTCTTTGCATAAACCATGCGTTTTTCGCCAATCAATTTGTGCATAATATCTGACATTGCACTTGTCCCGCTACGTGGACAGCCGCTAATAATTATTAACCCTTTTCTCATGATTTCCCTTTTCATTCCTTTAAATTAAACAGGCCAATCCGCGCCCTTTGCCCATGTGTACGTTATTCCAGATATTGTGTGACTTCCAAAAAAGGCTGGGGTAAAGTCATAGGCGCCACTGGTAGGCATAGGCTCACCAAGGATTAAATTAAGATCACTACTCACTACATTGTCGGCGGTAGGGGGTGAAGCAAATATTCGTGTCCATTGTTCACGATCTTTGTCACCGTGGACAACAAGCGAATTATTAAAACTTGTAAACGTTGGGCCATCTATGATGTATTGATACCGTCTTAGTTTTAGTTGTTCACCAGCGCCAGCGCCTAATTTAGACCAGTAGTTGTCGAATACAGAAAATGCACCAGTATCCACGCCTTTAATATATGTCGTAGGACAGACGCATTTTTCGACTCCAGATTCAGCTGGTAAATTCCAAGTTTCGCCAACCCAATTAATGGTTCCAGAAACACCAACAACACTAACAGCCATTGAGGGTTCACCACCACAAAAATTTGGGGGGCATACACTAGGGGGTATTATGTCGCCCGCTTCAATACAGTCGTCGTCGTCGTCGCTTACATTTTCCTCGCCGTCTGTGGCGCAATCTGTTTCCTCTTTATATGCTAACTGGTGCTCGCTTGTTACGTTGGCGTCATAGCCGTCTACTGAACCAGTGTCAACGTTTGGAAAAGCCGCACTTGTATCGAGTGTTAAAAGTTCCGAAGTCAGAACAATTGTGTCACCTTCTCCAACGTCTTGCCCTATAAAATCAAATACAATTTCATAAGGGTTTATAACAACGCCGTTTTCGTCAATATCTAGAGAAATACTAGATTGAAAAGTAGCGCCGCCGTCAATAGAGAATTTCAGTCTAAAATTCCCTTGGTACATAAATGCAAGTTCATTATAATAAGCAAAGCCCATGCCGTCCAAATCATAACTATTTTCGTACTTGAAAGGCTCCATTTGGGGGTCTGTCAAATCTCTTAAAACGCTCTGTGAAAGTGTTACAGTATCGGATACTGAAAGCGTATTATGTTCGAGGGTTACAGGAAAGCCCTTTGCCACTATTGAACCAGTGATTTCTATGGTATCGTTGAACCTAAAAAACCTTGTTGAGAATCCATAAAATTGGTCATTTCCTGCTGGGAATTCATAGCCAGCTGTTTTTTCAACAGTAACCAAAAATGCTGGATCTTGCCAGAATGTTTTCATGACGCTGCCAGTTCTAAAGGCTAGCATTGATTCGCCGATACTATTGACTATAGTAAATTGAATTAATTTAGCCGTTTCAATTGGCTTTAATTGTGGCGTACCGTCGCCGTTTAGTATCCAATATTTTGAGTCTATACCGCTGAGAGGGGCTATAATATTTGGCTTTAAAAAAGACGCTGGTACATGAACAAGGGGAACAACTGCCAGCAACGGCGGCGCTGTGAATTCGTTTGAAGTCATAAAGGGTTGTGAATCCCCATAATCTTCTTCGTCGTCGTCGTCGTCGTCGTCGTCGTCTTCATAAATGGTTGAACCGTCACAAGTATCTTTGCCGTAAATGTGACCTTTTTCGTCCCATTTTAGATTCTGGGCAATGCGTATAAGGTTTGCATTTATCCACTCAATAACGTCTGGTAATGAGGTTCCACCGCTTAACTCATCACAGCTAAATTCATTCGGGTCAAAACCCATATGCCCTTCATAAGAATGAGGACATGAAGCGAAAGGCCCTTTGTGCTTTATGGTGTACTCGTTGCCAGTCTTAGAGCATCCAATCCACTTTATGCATTTTATGGTGATTTCTGTTGACTCGCCGCTACCAAAAATTTCAAGATGTACGTCTCCTGCGTGGTGCTGTGTAAGCCGTGCAAAGCCCGCCGCTTTTTCTTCAAGAATTGCTATAGGGTGATTTACTGTAACTGTAGAATAGTCGCTGGCTGCAATCCAATATGGTGTTTTTGCATTTGTGTACTGTGCTGAAACCATTTGAAAGCTTTTCATAGTCGAGGCTGTACCCTGTCCAAGGCTCCCAGAAAATTCTGAAGTTTCAACAAAAATGACTTCAATTCCCAAATACTGGCCAACTGCTAAAGTCGTCGCTGGTAGGGTTAGCTCGCCGACATTTGACAAAACGCTACCACCGCGCAACATATGCCAATCTTTGGCACTAGAGCCCGCGTTTTGGCCTTCAGGCCCGTATAAGACAAAAGCTTCGGGGTTTGTAACGTCACGAACAATTATAAAATCTTCCCTGCCCGTTTCAGTATCGACAAGAATCTTTAACATGACGATCATACCCGCCTGTAAATCTTCAAAATCTTTGTGTCTTACATAGTCGTTTTTGTCACCGTCGAAAAACCTGTCTGGTTTGGCAAAATCCCACTCATCTTTTTTCCATACCACCTCAACCGCTGACCAATAACCAGCAATTGGGTCTTTGGCCATAAGGCGCGCATAAATAGGCGCTCTTTGTTCTTGAAATTCGCTTTCAGAAAAGCTAACCGCGTGATTTTTAGCCTCTTCACCCCAGCGAGTATTTGCCGCGACTCTTTCGGCGTCGTCTTCTCCAAAAAATGGTATGTCAGCCATTATTAAAAATCTCTTTAGTTATTGGGGTTTGGTGCAAATAGTGGTGTGAAATCAAAGCCCGCTGGGAGAACTGCTGTCGGGTACGTTTCAAAATTGATAAAATGTCTATTATCTTTTACATCTTCAAACGCTAAAGCTTCGCCCTGTCCATCCAGTGGCCACGGGGCAGAGCGTGGAGTTTTGGAGATTTTACCATTGGTAACTACATAAATTGGACATAATTCGCCTTCTATTAATTGCCACCTGTCAACGTCCAAAAGTTGAGCCTGCCAACCTTTGATTAAATCAGTGCTTCCAGAAGACTCGAAATCTGGAACTTTTTTGATTTTATAAACAAATTCCTCTTCCCATTTTGCGTTGCCAATAGAGTTGACCACATAAGAAGCAAATAAAACTTGATCTGCATCACCTTCAAAACCAAATTGAGGAAAGCCAAAAAAGCCCCCGTTTACATGGCCCACTACATTAACATTTTTAAAAGTGGGGTTGTCTGTAATGGTCTTGATTGTTAGCTGCGGAAAATATCTTGTACCTGTATATTTTATTGGCCCCATAGCACTAGATAAAATCGGTTTGCCGTTATAATCGGCCTCAAGTATAAATGTCTCTGTCCAGTTGTTTAGAGTCACGCTTATGACCTCTGTACCACCACCACCGCCGCCGCTTGGACTTGAGGCGTCTACAACATTGTCATAGCTTGCCACCATCATCCATTTTTTGCGGTTTGGATTTTGTGAATTGAGCCGCGCAACTTGCCTATCTTTACATGTAACTAGCTGGTCTTTTGGGTGTGCTTCCCCAATGCTGGGAATTGCTCCGAAACTGCTATTTAAAATTGTTGAAACGTCGTCTGTATCTAAGTCCGTTTCTATTATTATTTCGTCTTGAAGGCTCCGCGCGTCCTTGTTATCGCCACCAGTTTTATTATCGCGAATCTCTGCATAAATTATGCTCATATTGACACCTGTACATGATTGCCGCTTGTACCCATGACAACTTTTTGAACACCTTCATTTATGCCTTTCAATTCTGTTAATTGCTCGCTTTGAATTTCAATTGTTTTAGCAGGATTCAAGAGGTCAAAAGCTTTTGAAGAACCAGCCGCCGCCGCTTCTGTAAATGATTTTATAGTCACCTCTTTTGGGGGTTTGATTTTCTCGTCTTTTTCATCTTTTACTGGTGTAGTTTGGTCAAACGGGTCAATTTTTACCCTTTCACCTCCAAGCTCTATGTCAGCGCCAACCCCGCCGAATAATTCTTGAGTGAAAAACTTTTCAATTTCGCCCTGTATACCTAGCCAAATTTTGCCGACTGCTTCTAAAGCGGGAATTAACTTGTCATTTATCCAAAGTGTAATTTCTCTAAATGCTGGAGCTAAAGACGCCACAATTTTGTCAACTACCTTATCTACAGTTCTGCCCATTGTTGAAAGTTGGTCATTTACTTCTTCAACTGCCCTAAGTTCATCATCAGTTAAAGCGAGCCCCAGCCTTTCCGCTGCGGCGGCGGCTTCGTCTATGGCGCCCGTTCCACCATTAAAAACGTTTATAAGCTCCTTTCCTTTTGCTCCAAAAAGTGCAACTGCGGCGCTGGCCTTTTGTGCTGGATTATCCATTTTAGAAATTGCGTCAACAACCTGTCTAAACTTGCCCTCTAGATTTTTTCCGCTCAAGTCTTCAAGAGTTAGGCCCAAAGCTTCTAAACCTTTTCGGCCTTTTCCAAAACCTTGCTCTGCATCGCCTAAAGTTTTGGCGAATTGCTGCAAGGCTGCGTCTGCTGTGCCCACGCCCGCGCCCGCGTCTTCTGAAGCTTCCCTGAAGGCTGTTAAAAAAGCGGGGTCTACTTCTAACGCGCTCGCTGTTTTAGCTAATTTATCAATTCTAGCCAATGAAGCCCCGAAAGCATCAACGCCTTTTTTTGCGATTAAAAAAGCGCTGCCAATCACAAGAGCTTTTTTTGCAAAAGTCTGTAAGGTTTTACCCGCGCCTTTTGTCTTCTTTTCAAACTTGCTAGTGAATGCCTGAAAGACTACGCTAATTGCTCTTTTAGCCATTTTATAAAGCTCCTATTAAGCCGTGACATTTGTAAATTAATTCTGTAGTTGTGGGGTAAACTGGTTCATCAGGAAAACACATATAATCGGCGTAATTGGGAGTTGTTCCCTTTTTCGTCCAAGGCATCAAAAGGTTTCGATTTGTAACCGCATGGCGCAAGTCATCAGCAAACTTTAAAAAGTAAGTTTCTTGATAATATTTTGCCCACATGTAAAACTCTTTTGTCGTCATTGTTTCGCACAACTCTTTTATAGTTTTCCCTAACTGCATCGCCAGAATAAAGTAAAATTCGCAGTTTATCCCAGAACCTTTTATGTTTTTTTTTCTTCCTCATCGGTAACGGAAAAAAGCTCCCCAAATTTTTCAACAAGGGGCATAGAATATTCGTCTGGCATCATGCGAACGAGTGCTAAATCTTCTTCATTTTTGTAGTCATAAAGGTGGTTGCCGTCAACGTCACAAAGAACCATACAAAGCAATGTTGTAAGCCTTTCATATTGGTCTATTTCTTTGTCATTAATTACGCTTATGTAATTAGTGTCCAGCTGGCCAGAAACCCGCATATATGCGTCTTTTCCGTTACCGTCTAAGACCTTGACGACACCTTCTTTTATGACTTTTTTTAAAAAATCCCTATCCATTTTTTTTGCCCTTTTCTATAATGTGCCATGCACTTTATTTGTTAGTTTATGGTGCTGCTGACTCGTCAACAAATGTTATGTCTTTAGCAACTTTAAAAACGACTGTGCCCTGTATCAATTGTTCTTTTTGCGCTACCTTTGTAATGCTGTTTATGTAGCCGTCAAAAGAGTCGCTTGCTGGGGTTACAGCTGCGGTCTCATTTTTGGGATAAACAAAGGTTATTACGTCGAGAACTCCGAGCCCCGCATATAGCGCCACTTGGTCTTTTAAGTTCCAGTTAACTAGACAGGTATATGTACCCCCCTCAGCGAGCGTTGCTGGCACGTACTCTTCAAAACTCAAAGTGCTTTGATCTGAACAGTTTATGTCTGCAACTGTGATACCATCTTGATTAATATCAACGAGGTTTAATATTATTGTTTGGGTGCCAAAAGAAATGGTTACTCCTTGCCCCTCTTTAACTCCTGTTCCTGACATTTTTATGCCTCCAAATAGCTGATTAGGTATGTTTGAGAAATGATTCGTACTCCGTCTTCAGAGCCGTCAAAAAGTGCTGAATTATCCACTTCATTTTCAAGAGTTGTCGAACACAATTCCTCTTGATTTCCAAGCTCTCCAAAGAGCACATTTTGAATGTTGAGAGAATTGAAAACAGCCTTGCCAAGTGCGACGGCTTCCGCAAGTGTTGCGGCGCTGCATTCGACATCGACGCGCGCCCTGATATAGCCGTCAAAGCCGTCTTGGTCATATGAGGTTTCACGGTCAATAAATGTAAATTCTAAATAGGGTAAAGGCTGTCCAGTTGGGACGCGTTGCGGATAAATTCGCGCGTCAACAATTCCAGTTATGCCAGCGTCATTTGAAAGGTGGTAATAAAGTTGCTCTCTCATAATTACCGTCCCTTAGAATGAAACTTATTTAGTTCTGTTTCAGTCCTTTTTAGAATGATCTGTACAGCTGCATCAGTTTTCGCTTCAATGGCCTTTGTTAAGTGGTCATTTTTTTCCAAAGCTCGCCACGCATATTTATAAATCGGGGTGCCTTGCTCGTCTTTGATGTTGCCGCTTTCGCCAAGCGTCCCAATCTTGGCGACTAACTGCTTCCCGCCTTTGCCCTTCCATGTGTAAACCTTCCACTTGATTGACTTTTTTAAGAAGCCTTTTCTTACGGTTGCAATGCTCCGCATGTACATACCTATTAAGCGGGCGCCCTGAGTCAGCGCGGGCCTAACAATTGTTCGCTGTGTACCGCTTGATAATTTGTCTAGATCACGGGCTATGCTTTTGGCCCCTAGAACTTTGAAAAAATTGTCTGTGCTAGCCATTTGTTTTTGACTCCTGACGCGTACAAGAAAGAATCATTTTTTTGTCACGTTCGTCAATGTTGTCAATGCTGTCGATATTGTAAAAACGACCCTTGAAAACAACTCGCATATCTGCCCTGACTCCACCGTCCCAGCGTATAGTAATTTCGTTTGAAAGTAGACTGTTGACTTGGTTTGAAATCAGTGTTTCACTGCCTGAAAGAAAAGTAATTTTGGCGTATTTATTGCCGTAAGTAACCCATACAGCAACGCTTTCACCAATGTCATTTATGGTTTCGTTTCGCTGCTGTATAACTACTTCATGCCAAAGTTTGCCCGCTTGCATTCCCATAGGTCATCAACTCCCATAATCTGAAGAAGGCGAAAGCATGGCCCAAGTCATTTTATTTGGTTGACGCGGCGCGCTGGTGTTGGCTTCACGGTATTCGTAAAGCTCCGCTAAACGCATGAGCAAGCCTTGCCGCAAATTCTGGGGAACGTCTGTTTTTGCATCGCCAAAGCCTGAAGGAAAAGTAATTTTCACGGCGTTTGGTTGTACCTGAACTTCAGGAAAAGATGCATTAGGTAAACGGTAAACTTTATTACGAATGCTCACATTATCGAGCGCGTATAAAGCGGGGTCTAAAGTTTGCTCTGTTCCGTTGCCGTCAATGTATGTTATGCTGGTAATGCTTTGAACTGTACTGACTGGAATTTCCATAGAGGAACAAAGGTTAGGTAAATAGTACTCAAATTCAGTAGTTATTAACGTCCTGTTTGTCCAAGTTTCTACATCAATTCTGGCCGCTGTAATCAGGGCAGTTATAACGGGATTTTGAAAAGTCTGGTCATAACGAACCCACAATGAAGCATCAGCCAAATCGACTGGCTCCACAAGTGGTTGAGTTATTACTTTTAGCCCCATAACTGCCCGATCCTAAATTACAGAACTACTTCGTCAATCAGGGCGCTTTGTGCGAGCGGCTCATAGATTGCATTGAAGGCCATTAGTTCAGCGCCAGCGACGGTTGTAACGCCAACTGTAATCAACTCTAAACCAACAAAACCAAAGCCGTTTATTACATCCATATCACCTTGATTAAAGTTGATAAGGGCGCTTCCTGCGGCTGTTAGCTGGGTGACAGCTTTCAGAGTTTTTGCGCCAGTTCCAGCGCTGTCTGTTGCCTGTAAAACTTGGAAGTCTACAGACGTTTCAACTGTTCCAGCTCCAACGTGTGCCAGATAGTTACAAGCCTGATTAACAGGAACATAAACAGTAGTTGTCTGTGTAGATGCCCCCGCAATAGCTTCAAAGCCCTCTAAATATGCAGCCTGTTCGCTTGCTCTTACTGTGATATATGAACTCATTTTATTACTCCTTAATTGGGGTTAAGCTGACGCGCCAAGAATGACAAAGTTAGAGAGGTTTTGTTTAGCCGCTCCACCGTTGTTATTGCGTGGGATATACGGGCTGTTATAAATGCTTGTACCGCCGAAACGAGTAGTCCAACGAAATGCATGCTCATCGAAGTCAAAACGAAGGTGCATGGATTGCGCAAACTTATCGCCGCCAACCTTTTGCAGCGCGTAATAGGCTGAAGGGTTAACAAGATAAACGTCACCGATTTCACCAAGGGCTTCACAATCTTCAGTATTGTAAATTGGCTTGCCAAATAGCGTACCGTTTGCGTTTTTGGTGAAGTCGTTTTGCCATACAGGTTGAGTACCTACAACGAACTGTTGAACCTTGCTTCTAACAGCTTGGTTCATCATCCAAAAACCACCAGAAGGATTAAGGAAAGCCGCGTTCATTTGCGCGACGTCATCAGCGTCTACAGTGTCGGCTGTGCCACGGGTAATTGTTGCAGTGTCGCCGCCGTTGCTGAAACCTAGAGGTTTTGCAACACCGTCACCAAACAAAACAGCTTCTTGTTTTTTAATGCGCATGAGTTCAGGAGCTTTAGTCCTTAGATCACTTTCAAGACCTGCAAAGTCACTCAAATCTTCGTCTGTCACTTCAGTGTAAACGTATAGTTTATCGACTTTGACAGTTGTCTTTTCATAGACTTCACGAGACTTGTTAAGCTGTGCACCTTCTGCACCCCAATAGGACACAAGACCAACACCACCACCGCCGCGAGTTGTAGCCGCTGTTCTGCGGATCTCTTTAGCGTTCAAAGAAGTGTTATTTACTGTTATCTGACTAAACCAGTCTTCAGAAGCATTTAGGCCCAAAGTATGAATTTCTGGGAGTAGTTCTGCTGGTATCATCAAGCCGTCATTTACGGTTGTGTGCGTTCCACCAGTTTGCATAATATTGGCAATATGCTCAAGCCGTTTATCTGCCTGAAGGTTTAGAGCGCGCCCGTTAGTATTCATGGCTATACAGCTCATCAATTCACCAGCTGATTTAAAGCCGACTTTCGGGTCATCTGTGAAGCCGTCTTTAACGACAACTCGACCAGAAACAGAACCAGATTGAGAGGTTTTCGGCGCCTTGAAAGAACTCAAAGAAGCTTGAAGGGTTTTATGTCTTTCAGAATCAGCCTCAAGCTTTGTCAGCTTTTCTTGCTCTGACTCGATCATGTCGAGCTTCGCGCTGTAATCTTCTGAACCTTGGTCAATTGCTTCAAGTTCACCCATTAAAGTTTTAATGTGTGCTTGCTGTGCTTGGATTGTCATTTTTTTTAACTCCATAAAAAAAGGCTATCTAGGCACGGGTTAGCGTGACAAAATAGCCTTAAATTTTTAAGTGATATGTAAAGAGGAATGTTTATAGAACTGACAAACCGCAATTTAACAGGTTGTCTTTCTACAGTATAAACGCCCTTTTTTAGAAATGCAACTGAACTAGTTCAGAACTAATTTTAATTCCTACAAAGTTTGTTTGATTTTGCTAGCCCTGTTACCCTGTTCGAGAAAAGCAAAAGCTTCGTCAACGCTTTTTATTTGATCTGCTAAACCTAGCTCTTTTGCATCTTCAAAAAAGAAGCTTGCACCGCTTCGCGCTTTGCTCCCGTCTTTCATGTCGGCTTCAGGTCTTGCACGTTCAACAGCTTCAGAGAATCCCTTTTGAATCTGGTCAACTTTTTCTTGAACCATTTTCACAATTGCTGGGCTTATGGGCGTTCCCTGCATACCAGCCCCCTTGAGAGGCCCTGTCGAAATTTTGGTAACTTTTAAACCTGCCATTTTCATGGCTTCGGTAAAGTCTGTTAAAACTGTGACTGTGCCAATACTGCCAGTTTCGTTTAACTTGTCGTCAACGAAAACTTTGCTTGTTTGGGAAGCAACAAAAAAAGCAGCGCTGGCCATAATGCCCGTATTTACTGAAGCCGTCGCTTTTATCTTAGAAAGGGCCTGAACCATATCAGCCAAAACATGTATTTTACTGGCTTCGCCGCCGCAACTGTTTACATTGAAAACAACTGTTTCAATTTTCTTGTCTTCAGACACATCTATAACAGCCTGCATAAGTTCATGAGTACTGACAGCGCCGAAAATAATTCTGTCCATTAAATCAGGATTAAAAACCATAGGCCCGTCAATCGAAATCATCGCGCGGCTTCCAGCTTTTTGCAGAACTGGGGAAAAGTTTAAATCTACTACTCTTTCCTCATTAGCCATTTTCAAAAGGGCCTTACCAGCTGTTATCTGAACTTCTTTTAAATTGCTGGACTTTTGCACCATCATATTTAGGTGTAATTCGTCGATCATTAAGTATGGGCTTTTAAACATTTTTACTCCTTATCTTACGCTGACTGTAAATTGTCCAGCTGAAGGTAATTTCAGCTCGCTGGTTATGGTTTGAACTGCCGTATCAATTATCAAAACTGCACCTAATCCGAGCGTTGCAGTAGTGATTGTTTTTGGTAATTGGGTCTTGGTCAAATCGGTTGTACCGCCAACCATTTCCAAGGCCGATATTAACCCGCTGGCATAACTGTTATAAGTTCCACCGCTGACAGTTGCCGAATTTATAGTACTTACTACAATTCCGTCATATTGGTTAAAGATGCCGCCTTTGATTTGTGCATCCCCCAAAACGCTAGAACTTAGCGTCATTGTGCCGCCGTTGGTCACTATGTCCGTAATGGTCACATTATTACCAATATTAAGCGAGCCAAAATCACTAATGAAAGCCGCTTGCAAAGTAGAGGCGTTTTCGGTATCGTCTGAGATTGAAGCAGAGCCCGCGTACATGTCTACAGTCGTGGAAGCGTTTGACATGCGTAAGCGTAAAGCCTGCCTGTTTTGGTCACGGGCAAGAGTGCCACTATTAAAAATAGTAATTGCACAAGGCGTTGAACTTCCAAAGTCTAAATTCAAACGCGCTGAACCTGTCAGAGTTCCGACATTTGTTCGAGTTTGGCCAATTTGCGAAACGCTCGCCGCTACCTGTAAAAAATCGCTTTGGCTCGTCCCTATAACGCCCGTGTAACTTTGATCAAAAGTTATGCTATTCAGGGCTACTGCTGACTGGTCAAAACCTGCCAAAACATCTTGATTGCTATCGGCAAAAATAACGTCATCGGCTGCTACTGGAACGCCTGAAGGCTCCCAGTTTGTCGGCTCGCTATAATCGCCAATTATTACGCTTGTTCCTATCCATTTTTTTGACGCCATTTTTACGCTCCTTTAATCGCTGATTCTTACTAAGGTGTATTTATACTCAAAAATTGTGACCGTCCCGCCCGTGGCTGCCTCTGCCACATATGCCAAACTTATGGTGTGTGCTGCGGCTGTCAGTACTAGGTTATTAACCTTATAAGAAAATGGGTTATTTGAGGTGCCCGCTGGAAACTCAACGGCAATATTTGAAATCGCTCCTGTCAAAATGCTGGAGCCGTCAACCTTTGGAATAAAAAGGGCGCTTTTTGGCGAACCTGTAATATTTGCAGTCCATAAAACTTCAAGTCTGTAAGTACCAGCAAGCAAAGTCGGCGTTGTAAAAGTGGGGCTCGTCCCGTCTCCCGAATATTCAACAAAACTGGGGTTTGCATTTGTTGTGGATCTTGTCGTCTCGTCAAGGCCATTAAACTCAACAGGGAATTTATATGAACCGTCATTGGCTAAAAATTTGTCGCCTTGACTACTGTTATCCAGAACAACCGCATTTATGCCCTGTTGAGTACCCCAGTTTGTTAAAAAAGTAGAGTTAAAAGAAGGCGCTATATTTTGATAGAAAAATTGCGAGGGCGAATTAGTTGGGAAAATTAAAGGGCCTCCCGTTGATAGCTGTGTGCTTGTAATAACAACCGCAGAGGCAAAAGCGTCAAAATTAATACACGCGGCGCCACCACTCATTTCGATTGCGCCACCGTGATATGTGATAAGACTTGAACCGCTAAACCTAGCTTGACCTTTAAGAAAAGTATTCTTAAAAAATCCACTAGCCGTGCCAGTCATTTGAAGTACAGTGGCGTTTGCACCTCCATTACCATTTCGCCTAAATTCACCATTATAAATATCAAGGCTCATTGAATCTGTAATGACCGCAGGCCCCGAATTATCCAGCATTGTAATTCTTACGTGTACGCGTGAAGCAAATGTGCTGTCAGCATGAGTATTAGTTAACAAAAGAGGCGTTACACCACCTAAGCTATTTATAGTTGTTGCATTTGCCCATAAAATTGTTGATTGATTTCCAGTAACAGAAACTTGGCCGTTAATTTCCATGCCCTGTAAAGCAAAAACGCTTTCAACAGTGGGCGAATAGGTCAAGTTTCCGAATAACTGTGTACAGCTAGAGTTTCCAGTAAAACCGATAAGAGAAATACAGTCGTTAACTATTAAAACATTTTCATTATACACCCCAGCTAGAACCATAATATTTGCTCTTAATCCTGCCAATTCTGCGGCATCTACAGCCGACTGAATTGTAGTAAAAAGGGCATTAGTCCCAACAGGGCCAACGACAAAAGGATAAGGTTGAGCCGTGCCACCGCCGCCGCCGCCGCCGCCGCTAATAACTGAGCCCGATAAACCAGCCATACCGCGCTGCCCCGCTGGGCCTTGAACATGGCCAGAATTTTCCTGTGTGCCGTCCGTGTAATCTATTATTAAATCACCGTTTCTACTGACAAAAGTATGAGCAATACCGCGCCCGTCTTCCCCGTCGTCGCCGTCGTCGCCTTTTTCGCCCTTGTCGCCCTTGTCGCCCTTGTCGCCCTTTGGCCCTTGTTTACCCATAAGACCAGTTTCGCCCTGCATCCCTGCGAGGCCCCGTTTTCCTTCAAGGCCAATTTCACCCCGTTCACCGCGTTCACCCGTTTCGCCCGCTTCACCATCTTTGCCCAAGAGCATATCTAGAAAAGTTTCTTTTTTCGCTTCATACTTTTCGGCTTGGTTGATTTGCCGCTGTTCACTTTCAGAGAGTAGTTTATTTTTTGAATACTTCATGAAATTCTATTCCACCCCGTAATTGTAAATTGATATTGGCCGTCGTCACCGTTGCGAATTTCGCCAAGAGTTGGCGCGTCTTCAATCCCTGCAATATCTGAAAGAAGTATTTCAATTATCTTGCTGGTTTGCTCTTGGTAAGTTGGTGCTTTTTCTTCGCTGCAAATCTGTTTTGATAATGTCAAAATGTCGTCATCTTGAAACAGTTCTTTTTTCAATATGCTGCATAAATAACTGGAGTGAATTTTCAAACATTCGGATAATTCATTTTCAAACTTACAGTAAAAGGCCGTCAATATTTCGAGCTGTCTTTCTGGTGTCTTCGTTTTGGCGTCTTGGAAAGTGTAAAATTCTTTCTTCGTGAGACGGTCAATACTGTTGGACATACTTGGTATGTAAACGCTTACAGCCGCCGTCTGTTCGACCGTTTCGGCGTCGTCCTTGCCAGTACTCTCCCGCTCTGACTCTTCGCCTTCTGGGGGGTCTTCTGTGCTTTCTGGGTCATTCTGGTCTTGCTCTTCGGACTCTTCAGGCTCCGCAAGTGTCTTTTCTTTGATTTCGTTGTCTAAATGGGCTGATTTTGCGCCTTCAATAGCTGGCGTTAAATTTAAAGGAATATAACGAACTTCGCCGCCTGTATACTCTGGTAGACCTTCTGCCAGTGCAATTTGATTTCCTGACATAACGCCCATTGCGAACATTTCTTTTGAAAACTTGGCCCGCGCTGCCATATCACCACGAGTTAAAGCCTTTTCATCGAAGTCTATAACTGTGTTATCTGTTCTATGAAATTTGAATTTTAACTGAACTTCTAAACGTCTAATCCAAGGCGTCAAAGTGTCCGTTGAATAGTTAATATTTTGCTGTTCCACATTGTTAAACGTGCTCTTGGTCATATCCATTAATTTGTGGGGGGGAATTCTAAACCAGCGCGCGACTTCTTCGACCTGAAATTTTCTTGTGTTCAGTAGTTCCGCGTCTGTACTGGTCATTTGTAAACGGTTGAATTTAAAACCTCTGTCAAGTATGGCCATAGCCCCAGCATTTGAAGAGCCGCCAAACTTCTTTTCCCAGTCGTCACGAATGGCTTCTTTTTGCTCTTTGTTCAGGGCTTTGTCAGTCTCTAAAGCGGCGCCTATGCTAAGGTTATTTCCAAAGAAAGCGCCCGTAAAATCTTGAGCCGCTACACTTATGCCCATGCTTTCCGCTGCCACCTGTCCAACAGAATAGCCCATTACGCCATTTCCCATGCCTTTTAGGTGTAAAATCTCGTCTTCATGAAGGGCTGTAGAAACATTATTTCGCCTGCCTCGCTGGTCTATTTCCGTGTTTGTCGTAATGGTATAAACAAGCTCGCCCGCACCCGCTCTGTGTACCTGTACGCGTGTAGGGTGAATCAAAATTAATTGAATATCGCCAACACTATTTCGAGAAATTTCGGCGTAAGCATTTCCAAAAGTTAACATCCATTGGACGAGCGTTTGAACGCCTGTCATTGAATCCGTTTCGTCATTGAATCCAAAACGTAAAGTCTGCAAAAGGGGGGTGTCTATTACAGGCTTTTTCTTGCCTTCACTATCTATTTTGAAAAAGTTAATTGGAAGTTTTGCAATGTCTTCTGATATGGCACGAACAGCACACCAATACGCGGCCAGTTGAAAAGCGCTTTCTGCTGTAATAGTAACATTGGCTTTTGTGGGGTTTATAAATCTCTGGTATAAGGTTTGTAAAAAACCGTTGTTCCAAGAGTTAAAGCCATTAATAGAACTATCTGAAAAACCGTCACTTTGAAGCATTGGGTTTTTCTTGCGCTTAAAAACATCAAAAAGACTCATAGACAACCCATTATACAATTTTTTCCAATTAGATGTATATAGAATTTTACCATCAAAACTCGAAAAATACAGAACTAATTCAGAAGTAATTCAGAACTAATTTAGTCAGAAAACTTGTAATGCCTACAGAATAGGTATTATATTAAGGTATGAAGGAAACAAACAATAAGGAAAAATAAACAATGAAAAACATGTATAAATACGAACTTAAAAGAACTTTTACAGGCAGAGTTGGAGACGAGTCAGCAAGCTACCAAATAAGCAAACCCGAAAGCGTTGCAAACTATTTAAAGCTAATAGGACTTCACAACGACGAGCAAGAGAATTTTGTAGTACTTTTTCTGGATACTCGAAACAATATCAAAGGTTTTGACAAAGTAACAAGGGGACTAGTTGACCGAAGCCACGTACACCCTAGAGAGGTTTTCAGAGCTGCGATAATTCAGGGCGCCTCAAAAGTAATTCTCTGCCACAATCACCCTAGTGGAGACTGTACGCCCTCAAGACAAGATCTCACTTCTACAAGAAACCTTTTTGAAGCTGGGGAAATAATCGGGATTAAAGTAATTGACCACATAATTGTAGGCGAAAAGCTGGGAGAATTTAACTGGTTATCAATGAGAAATACGGGCACATTTCCAGATAAAGCAACCGCGTAATTGCCCAAACGGGTACACTTCAACAGGCTTGAAAAAGCCTTTCTCCTGACTCTCTTTTGACTCTCTCCTGACTCTCTCCTGACTCTCTCCTGACTCCCTCCTGACTCTCTCCTGACTCTCTCCACATGTACGGTACAAGTCCGGTACATGTGGGGGGGGTGTACAACAGAAAGAGAAAGAGAAAGAGAAAGAGAAAGAGAAAGAGAAAGAGAAAAAGGTATTAGTTGCCCCCCCTTGTAATTCAGTCCTAGTTCAGTACGTGTGTCATAAAACTTGTAATACCTATCCTGTAGGTACTATATTATAGGT